AAAAACATTATTGATGAAACTGATTTATTAGATATTCTCGGAGAATTAAAAGGTAACAAAGGTGCTAAAAAGCCAACTGGAGCGACTAACCCTTATTTTACTGTCAATAATATGCCAGTGAATAATAATACCGATACTACTGCAAAAAACGGCACAATATTAATTAGTTGCTTTGTAGATAATTTAGACGGCGGAATTGCAGATACTCAAAAATTAGGAGAAGTTGGGAGCCGCCTTGAAGAATTGTTTGATGATAAACCTTTAGAGATTGAAGGTTATACTAACTATAATTTAGAAGTTAACTCAATTTCTAACCCTCAATTTGACCCTGATGATCCGGATGAACATTTTATTACTGTAAGGCTTGGATTTAACATTATTAAAAAATAAGAGGTGAATATAAATGCCAGGAACTAAAACAGAGTTAGATACTAAAAAAATTAATTTAGGACCATGTTTGGTTAAATATGGCGGCGTTGAATTAGGAAGAACAGAAGGAGAAACAATATTCAGATTTACTACTGAATATCAGACTGAATCGACCGAAGAAGATGGAGATGTTATGGATATTGTATTAAACCATAACGGAGAATTAGAAATTCCAATAGTTTACACTGACCCGGCATCTGTTGCAAAAACGATACCGTGGGCAGAATTAACTACTGGAGCTAATGGAGACGATCTATTAAAAGTAGGATCAGCAATTGGAGAAGTAATGAACAATTATGCTGATGTAATTACTATACATCCATTGGCTAAAGATGATGCTGATAAGTCGGCAGATATTGTTCTGCCATCTGCTTATCCAATGCCACAGACATTAGAATTTGGCCACAGCAGAACAGGCAAAAGAATGAACAATACCAACTTTAAGTGTCAGAAAGACTCCAATGGAGATTACTTTACTCTTGGAGACAATTCTATTGTTGCTAAGCCAGTTGCAAGTGTTGAATCGGGAACTTATGATACAGCTCAAACAGTAGAATTAACATCCAGTACTACAGGGGCAGAAATTTATTATACTACTGATGGTACTGAGCCTACTACAAGCAGCACACTATATGCTGGCTCAATTACGGTTGATAGTGCTCAAGAAATCAAAGCGTTTGCTACTAAAGCAGATATGATTGATTCTGAAATTGTCAGCTACTTTTATGCTGGTACATTAACTTAATAACAATTTAGCCCTGGGCAACCGGGGCTTTTATTATGCCGGAGTAGCTTAATATGGACTAAAGCAGGCGAACAAATTCCTTTAGCTAAAGGTGGAAACCCAGATGCAAGTTCGAGCCTTGTCTTCGGCAAAAAATAGAAAGGGGAATTATTATGGCTAAAACTTTATCAAGAATTAAAAAAGTTGATATTACTACAATAATTGATTCAGATGATGGTATAGAGGAAAAAACCAGAACAATTAAAGTTAAAAAAGCACCTCTGGGTAAATGGAAGCAGCTAACTGACAATGTTAAAGTTCTTTTTGATTTGCTACCGGAAGTATTAGAAGAAAAAGGTATCGAAAACCCGCAAGAATATATGATGCAGATGAGCGAAAAAGAAATTATAAGTTATCTTCCTGATATGTTTAGAGTCGCGACTGATGAAGTAATCGACATACTTTCTTTAGGGACTGGGGTAGATGTTGAAACTTTAGAAAATGAAGTGGGAATAGATGAGGCGGTAGAATTATTTGAAGCGGTTGTTGAAGTCAATAATTTAGTTAAGGTTGTGGAAAAAGGAAAAAACTTAATGAAGCTCCTGAAGAATATCAAGAACTAGATCCAGAAAAGCAGTTTGATCAATTAGTCTGGGATATTCATGAAATAACTAAAATGTCGAAAAATGAAGTTTTAAATCAAATATATCCAGATGAAATTGAATATATTTTTGATATTCAAAGGAGAAATGAATTAGAAAAATATACTGGTTATCTAAATCAGTTTATGGCTGCAAGCTCTGCTTTTGGCGGTGGAGATAATGCTAAAGAATATATTGAAGATTTGATTAATCACATTAATTTATTATCCGGGAATGAAGAAAGCAGCTCTAATATAGATGATTGGTATCAAGAATATGAAGAGCTAAAAGAAAAAGAAACTAAAACCATCAAAGATGAAAAACGCATTAAAGAATTGAAAGAGAAAATGAATAATCATATCGATAGTGAAATAAATAAACTTAAAGGTTTAAAAGATGCTCCAGGAGGTGCAGCAACTAATGGCTAATTTAGGTTCTCTAGTTTATTATATTCAAAACAAAAACGCTCAATTTAAACGTGGAATGAGAGAAAATCAGCAGGAAATCAAAAAATTAGATAGAGAAGCTAAAAGAAGCCAAGGAACTTTAAGACAATATTCTGCTGCATTTAAAAAGACTGGGATGGCTTTAACAGCTTTTGGTGCAATAATAACCGGGGTAAGCTTTAAACTAGCTAAAATGGCATCTGATGCTAATGAGATACAGTCCAGGTTCAATTATGTTTTCGGTGAAATGTCGAAAGATGCGAATAAGTGGGCTGAAGATTTTGCAGATAGCTTCAATCAGTCAACTTCTGAAATTAAATCAATGATGGCTACATTACAGGATACACTGGTCCCGATGGGAGTAGCTGAAGAAAAGGCTTTCACACTAAATAAAACAATAACTCAATTAGCAATAGATATGAGTTCTTTTGCTAACGTACCTTTAGAACAGGCAATGAATGACATTCAAAGTGCAATTGTTGGACAATCAAGGCCAATGCGAAAGTATGGTTCTGTACTTACTGAAACCCGTGTTAAAGCCAATGCTTTAAAAGAAGGTATTATTGATACTGATAGAGAGCTAACTGAACAGGAAAAGATATTATCAAGAGTTAACTTGATGATGCAGGACATGTCTAAAGCCCAGGGAGATTACAAAAGAACTCAGGACAGTTTTGCAAATAGATTAAGAGAAACCAGGAATTTATTAAAAAATATTGGTGAAGAAATCGGGACTTATGTATTGCCACAGATAAGTGCATTATTAAGCCATGTTCAATCTGGTATTAACTGGTTTGACCAACTGCCAGCTCCTTTAAAAGAAGTTATAAGCCAGTTTGCTGTATGGTCAGGAATTATGGCAGGCATTGTTGGGCCCCTGGCATTATTCGTAGGATTTTTACCTCAAATAGCAGCAGGTTTATCAATGGTTAGCGGAGGCTTTGCACCTTTTTTAATTGGTGGAGCTGTAATAGCTGGCGTAACCAAACTTGTAAGCATTTTTAATGATTTAAATGATACTCAAGATGATAATTTGGAAAGTACTAAAAATCTTGTTGAAGAATATGAAAATTTAAGCAGCAAAGAAAATAAATCTAAAGAAGAAAAAAACAAATTGCTCGAAATTTCTCAGGACTTAGCCGATCTTTACCCAGATGCTGTAGAAGGAATAAATGATGAGACTGAAGCTTATGAGCTTAATACTGAAAAAATTATAGAAAATGCGAAAGCTAGAAATTTAAAATCAATGGCTCAAACTATTGAGGAAAATATCGATAGAATTGAAAGAGAAAAAGAAGCACTAAACGATCAGACCAAAGCTCTTAAAGATTATAATGATGAGTTAAAAAATGTAGGTCAAATTGACAGTATTGCTTTGGAAAATGCTATGGGAGTAATTTCCCAGACAAGCTTTGTTGATCAGATAGGAAATTATAAAACTCCTGAAGATTTTATTAAACTTGGAGCAAATGAACAATTTCAAAATGAAGTTTCTAAACTGCCTAAAGTTGTTCAAAATAGGTGGAATGTTGCTTTAGAAACAATGCGTAAATTCTATAATGCTTCAGCTGATGGCAAAAATATAATTGGCACAAATGAACAAAAAATAAAAAATTTAAATGAGCAATTGTTAGTCTGGCAAAAGAGATCAGAATTAATTAATCAGAGATTAGAAGGAGTCATTAGCAATAAAGAATTCGAAAAAAGAATGGCTGCACTTGCCGGTAACAAAACAAGCAGCTCAAGTAGTGATGATGAAGAGGAAGAGGAAGAAGATGAAACCGATCCAGAAAAAGCTGAAAAGCTAAAAGAATTTAAAAAAGAACTGCAGCAAGATATCGAAGATTATAATTTTGATAGAGAATTAAAAAATATTAAAAAAGAGTCTAGAAAAGCTCAAAAAGAGCTAGAAAGAGAAAGAGATGCAAAGTTGCTCACTGCTAAAAGTTTGGGCGCCAGTGAAGAACTTATTCAGGAAATAAAAGATTTTTATGAAAAAAGAATAGGAAATGCAATTCTAGATATAAGAGAAAAAAACAAAAAAGAATCACTAGATTCTGCTGAAGATTATATAAACCAGAGACTGCTTTTAGAAAAAGAAGGCAAAGAAAAAGAAATTGAACAGGTAGAACAATGGTTTAAAAGAGAAAAAGAAAAGCACAAAAATCAAACTAGAGCTCTGGAAGAATTAAGGGAATTAAGAAATCAAAAGCTTTTAGATATAGAAGAAGAATATGCTGAAAAAGAAATGCAACTGCAAGATGAAATAACCGAAAATAAGTATGAAGCAGGAAAAATATCGCTTGAAGAATATATAAATTATTTAAAGACCAGGTTAAAAGATTATAAAAAAATGACAGATGAATGGGTAGAGTTAAATGCTAAAATTAATGATTTAGAATGGGAATTAGGATTTCAGAATGAGACGACTACTGATTTTTACGGTTTATGGAAAACTGGCGGATCCAGTGGCTCTGAAACTGAAGAATCGAAACCTTTAAACTGGTTAGTTGATTCATTAGTAGAAATAGGATATGAAGTTGATCATGTAAATCGAAAATTTAAAGACTGGCAAGATAATCTGATTACTGGTTTATCTGATGCAATAGCCCGTGGCGAAAGTTTAGGAGATGTCTTTAAGAATTTAGCTAATCAAATATCATCTATGGTACTTCAAAAAGCAATAGTTGGCCCTATGGTAAATTGGGCTTTAGGCGGAATTGGCCTTGATGGAATTGCCCACAGTGGTGGCTTAGTCACCGTCAATGGTGTTGAAAGTTTAGATAATTTTCATGTAGGCGGAACTGTTGGAGGCAAAAAACTTAGGCCAGATGAAAAAGTTGTTAAAACTAAAGTTGGTGAATTGATCTTAACTGAAGATCAACAGCGCGGTGCGATCAATGCTCAAGGGAACGGCGGAGATAATGTTGAAGTGTATCAGATAAATTCTCCTGATGCCCAGTCATTCCAAAGATTATTAAAACAAAATAAAGCGACTATAGTAAATATTGCAGGGGAAGACATAATGGCAAACGGTAAGCTGAGAAAAATAATGCAGAAATTCACTTAATGGGAGGTGGTCTTTTTGGAAAAATTCCAATTTAGCCATAACAATGAATGGACAGACGGAATAAAATTTAAAACACTTGTCACAGAATTCGAAGGCGGCAAAGAGCAAAGAAGAACAAAAGGACTGCCTAGACGTTTTTTTAGACTTAACTTTGAAAAATCAACAATGACATCTGATCATGCTAATTATATCTATAATTTTTTCGTAGCTAGAAAAGGAAAGACTGAAGCATTTTTATGGGATTATGAAAAAGACAATGGGACCATTGAAGAAGTAACAGTTAGATTTGACCAAGATGAGCTAGAAAGAACAGTTTTTATGAATTATATTTATAGATTTGGCCTTAAAATGATAGAGGTGTTATAAAATGCCTAAAACACTACCGCCAGATATAATCGAAGAAAAGAATAAAGATTACAACTGGCCTATAGAACTTTATCAGATTTTCCTTGATGAAGAGACATTGTATTTTGCTATGTTTCCTAAAAATATAGAATTTTTTGATGAAAACGGAAATCCGCAAACTTATTATGCTGCATCAATAAGCCGTTCGGAAATAAATAAAAACAAAAATACTTCCCCAGACTCAGTAACAATCACTTTTGATAATGTTATGAAAGAATTCTCTGGTTTAATTGCAAATGTAAACTTTGAAGGCAGAGAAATGACAATCTGGCAAGTTTTTAAAAACAGGCTAGATAAACCAGAAAACTATAGAGAATTATTCACAAAAGGCGAAATAGACTCTTTCGGTACTGATGATTATAATTTCACAGTTGAATTAAGATCTAACTTAGATAAATTAGAATTGCAGCTACCTGGCGGAACTTATGGGATTAATTGTTCTTGGCCTAGTGGTTTTGGAGGGGAAGGCTGCGGCTATAATGTGCCAACTTTAGAAGGAACTGTTGATAGTATAGTAAATCAAAGAGTTTATGATAGCAAAATGAATCAACCTGCAGACCGCTGGAAACACGGAACTATTAAAATAGGAAATGAAAGCAGAAAAATTGTTTACTCAGCCAGTGGGTTTGTAGATGTTGAATATCCATTTCAAAGAGCTCAAACGGGAGATGCCTATCATCTTGAAGCTGGGTGTGATTTTACCTGGAATGGAGGTCATGGCTGCAAGTACTGGGGCAATCAAAAATATTACAGAGGTTTTCTCGATATTCCGAAGATCAGGAATGTGAGGTTAGTTGATTAATGAATCCAGAAAAGTATCTTAATAAAAAATATAAGTTTAACGGTAGAGGAAAAGGTGGTTATGATTGCTTAGGTTTAGTTGTTGATTTTTTAGCTGATAACGGCGTTATTTTGCCAGATACTGATGGCAGCATAATAGAATCTGATTGGATGACAAAAGATAAAAACAGACTTCCGAATGGATTAAGTTTATATTGTGACCAAGTAGATATCAAAGATAAGCAACCCTTAGATGTGGTTGTTTTTTTAATTGGCGGGATTCCAAGACATGCCGGCGTCCTAATCGATGATTATAAATTTATACACATATTTGATAATTCGACAGCAAGAATCAGTAAATTTGATAAGTGGGAAAAAAGATTACATTCAATTTGGAGAGTGAGGTGAGCAAGCAATGGGAGTAGGAGCTTTAGTAGGAATAGCAGCAGGAGCTGCAGCGGCTAGTACTGCAGCAGGAGTTACAGTAGCGGCCGGAGCAATGATCGGCTTTTCAGTCGGTAACTCTTACGATAATTATAAAGAGGCAAAAGAATTTCAAGAAAGCATGAATCAGTCAAAGAATTCACCAACTTATAGCTTTGGCCCGATATCTAATACTAAATCGCATCAAATACCAATACCTGTAGCTTATGGCCGCAATCTTGCAGCAGGAAATATAATCAATCAAAAAATTCACGGCAAAAATGATAGATACATGGATCTCCAGGTCGGGATTTCTGAAGGACCAATTGAAAGCATTTCAGAAATTAAAGCAGATGATAAAGATGTTTCGGCAGAGGTTAAGTTAGGCTACCGAAGCCAAACAGCCTGGAGTAAAAATGAACACGGACAAACCTTCCCATATCTTGCTTATTATTCACTAACCTTAGATGCAGAAAAATTA